AAAAACTATCCCAAACAACTATTAAGGATGACATGCATTTTATATGTATCGATAAACGTGTTAAAAAACCTAATGGCGCAACTAATATAATACTATCCGATGGTCAAGAAATTTTACTACCTCCAAATATTACGAAAGTACCTGCTTTAATGTTATTAAATAGAGGAAATCGTGTATTATTTGGAAACGAAATAAACGAATATATAAAACCACAGGAAGTAAAAGTCAATAATACATCAACAATGAATAATGGAGAGCCACACGCCTTCTCTTTTATGGATAGTGCTACTGGTGGATTCGGTGTTGCTTCAGATAATTATAGCTTTTTAGACCAAAACCCCGATGAATTATCAGCACAAGGAAATGGAGGTATGAGACAACAACATCATTATGCAGATTTAAATTATCAAAGTGAAATAGAAACTCCTCCTGATACATATACTCCTAATAAAGTAGGTGAAGTTTCTATGGAAAATTTACAAAGTAAAAGAGAACAAGAAATACAAAACAATTAATCTAAATAATAATTTAAATAAAATGTTATAAATAACAAATATGAACTCACAAGTATTAAAAGGATTTAATGATCATTTCATGGAACTTGTGGAAGATATTGAACGTGTTTTCCCCGATGATAATGATATATCTACCGTTAAAAATTCTTTTATGGAACTAAGAAAAGCAAACCCAAAAATAATAATTAAGGTTTTCAAGGAACAATTTTTGGATTTATATTCTTCTGAAATAGAAAATGGCAACATAGATTTTTTTATTAACAAAGACTATAAGAAGGATATTGGAAATATGGCAGATTCAGAATATATTTTAAAAAAAATAGATTTATTACGTGAACCTGTTAAAAATATGCAAAAATCAGACCAAGAAAAAGTAATTAAATATATTCAAAATCTATCAAAATTATGTGAAGTTTATTACAATAAATAAATTCTATATAGTTTGATTTAAATATATATTATAAATCAAACTATATTATGGAAAATAACGACGATATTATTGTTGAAGAAAAATTAGAAACTATGATAAACGAAGATGAAAACAATGAAACAGATGAAGATGACGTTGACGAAGATGACGTTGACGAAGATGACGTTGACGAAGACGACGCTAATACTGATCACGAAAATAATAACATACAAGATATTGAAAATATAAAAAAAATATTGTTTGATTTTACAAACGATTTATTAATTACTTTTCCAGAATTAAAGGATACTTTGAATTCAGATTTAAATTTTATTGTGAACAATAAAGAAGATGACGAAAACTTATTGGATTCGGTTAATAAAATCAAGGACTATTGTTTAACTATATATCCTGAAAGATTTTTTGACATATTGTATCAAAATGATAAGATATTTGATGGCGATGAACCATTATATTTATTACCTGATATTGATTTTAAGGTATTATGGAGAGAAAATATAAGTGATAATACAAGAACTACGATTTGGAAATATTTACAATTATTATTATTTTCATTAGTAACCGAAATACCTAGTTCGAGTTCTTTTGGAGATACAGCAAAATTATTTGAAGCTATTGATACAGATGAATTCAAGAATAAATTAGAAGAAACAATTTCTAATATGGAGTCCTGTTTCGATACAAGTGGAAATAGCTTTCAAGATATTTCGTTTAATAATACAGAAGATTTACCAGACCCAGAAAAATTACATGAACACTTAAATAAGATGTTAGATGGCAAACTAGGTAATTTAGCACGTGAAATTGCTGAAGAAACTGCTGCTGATATCAATATGGATATGAATGACGAATCATCAGTAAATGATGTATTCAAAACATTATTTAAAAATCCTACAAAACTTATGGATTTAGTTACAAAAGTAGGAGGAAAATTAGACGATAAGATTAAATCAGGTGATATTAAAGAAAGTGAATTATTAAGTGAAGCTGCTGAAATGATGCAAAATATGAAAAATATGCCTGGTATGGAAAATATACAAAACATTTTTAAGCAAAGTGGAATGAGTTCAGATAAGATGAATTTAAGCGCAATGCAATCACAAATACAAAGGAATATTAAATTAGCAAAACAAAAAGAACGAATGAAGAAAAAGGCAGAACAAAAATCACAAACTACTGCTACAAATGATATATCACAAGAAATGTTTGAAAATGCAAATAAGGCAGCTATTGATTTGTTAATATCTGAAGGAGTTAAGTTTGAAGAGATGGAAAATCTTATATTTAGCACGGGGGAAAAATATGAAAAAACTGTTAGAAATCCCAATTCAGAATCTGAAACAAAGAAAAAGAAGAAGAAAAAAAAACGAAAACAAAACAAATAAAAAAGTATAAATATATATATGACTAATCAATTTTGGTTAAGTGATCCAACAATATTATTAAACCAACAACATATATTAGAATTATGGCCAAATAGAAATATGGATAAAAATGGCAAATTAAATGCCATAAGTCGTCTAATTATATTATTAACAATACTAGGTCTATTATTTACACGTGAAGTTAAAATATTAATTACGGGTATAATTACATTAGTAGTAATTGTATTAGTTCATAGAATTCAGACAAAACCTATTAAAAAAGTTGTAAACACGGAAGCGTTTACAGATGCAGGGCTTTATGAATTGGTAAAAGATAATTTTAGTCAACCATCAAAAACTAATCCTTTAATGAATGTAATGTTAACGGATATTAATGATAATCCGAATAAAAAGCCGGCTGCTCCTGCTTTTAATCCAGTAGTTACAGAAGATATAAATAATGCAACAAAGAAATTTGTATCGGATAATTTTAACGATCCAACCATTGAAGAAAAATTGTTCAAAGATTTAGGAGATAATTTTTCTTTTGACCAGTCAATGAGGACGTGGTATGCAACGCCAAACACACAAGTACCAAATGACCAAAAGAAATTTGCCGAATTTTGCTACGGTGGTATGAGTTCATGTAAAGAGGGTAATGAAATTGCGTGTTCAAGAAATTAAAATATACATATTACTATTAAAATATATACATTATCATTAAAATAATATATATATTATTATATAATGGCCTCTGTTTATGATTATACATTAAATCAAGGAACAAGAATTGGTAATGATATGTGCGACCAAAGTCAACAAACAGTTCAAAATTCATTAGCTTCGACATATATGTTAAATAATTATCGTAGTGCTTGTCCTATGAACAACGCAATTGATTTTGCAACAAGCAATTTAGATGTTAATTTCAAAGGTAGTCATCAAGTTGGAATCGGTGGTTGCAATGTTGATCAAAGTTCTGATTTATTAATGCCTTCTTTATCGAAACCTAAATGCAAAATTAGTTTAATTCAACGTCCTTTTAGTACTGTTCCTTATTTAGGTAGAGGAAAATCTAATCCAGTATTGGAATCTCAAATGCAGCAAGGTGAATTAGCTAACAATCGTAAAAGTATTACTCAGTCAACCGAGTTATCGTATATTAAGTATCACAATACACCTATGATTCCTTCTCTCCAATCGACCATTAATAATCCTGCTAATTTAGTAGAAGGAGCTGCCGATTCAGGATGGATTCGCGGTGGTGTTCCTTCGCGTGAACTGGCACGTGACAAAGAATATGCGTAATATATTTGAAATATTTATTAACAAAGAAATATTAGAATTAATTTAAATATTAGAATTTAAATTAATTATGTATAAAACAGACTTTATTTGTAACTATAAACAACACGACGAACAAGATAAGGAAGATATGTATCGTATACAATTTTTACAATCATTTGATTTAGATAAATGGGATGAAAATGTTATTAATAATTCAACTGAAGAAATATATAATAAATTCAAAACTAATAATGATCTTATGACTATAATTAATTCAGCCAAAAATTCAGAAAAGTTAATGATGATAAAACAATTTATTGGAGACGATGATTTCACTATTTTCAAAGGGTTATTTCAATATGATTTATTTGATTTAGTTCATATGTGTTTATGTGATTTAGTTAATTCAGGAGCGATTAAAATAATTAACAAAAATAATCTTATTAATAATCTATAATATATATACATATGGCTTCAACACGTAGTAAAAATACACCTGGAAATTATAAATTAGAACAAAGAGTAAATATATTATCAAAAAAATACGATTTGTACCAACACTCACAGCATGGTTCTCCCTATAAAACAGCTATTCCAAGTGTTGGTTATACCCCCAGCTTCATATCACGTGACGCTTTATCTACAAATCCTATTGATATTGAATCTGCTTTATTTGGTATTAATTCTACTAATCTAGAAACACCCAAACCGAATACCATTGCACATTTAAAAAAATTACCTCAAAAAGATTTTTTCGATAGACTACCAATGATAATGCCTCATAATTTAGTAATTGAGAATAACCAAAGACCATTGCGTTCCTAAATTTTCAATATTAACTATAATATAAAGCAAAACACTATTATATCTAATAATGAAACATAATTATATTTGTTTAATTGGAATTATTCCATATGGTGTATTTGGATATTTGTGGAAATCAAATATTATGCTTTTTGCTTTCTTTTTAGGATTTATTTTCCATCTGAATCCACATAACAATGTAATTAAATATATTGATTTATCTGTAAATGTTTCATTAAGTATATATGCCATCGTTTTAGAAAAAAAAACTATTTTACCGGTAACATTTTCTGCAATAAACTACATTCACAATAATATTTTACACCGTCCAAAAAATATAAATGGTGTTATTTATAATTTAAAACACGTATTTTTTATACAATTTGTAGGATATTATGGTTATTATTTATTATATAAACATGAACCTTGTTTAGAGTTTTTTTTTAAATGTGATAATGAAAATATATAATTTAAATACTATTTAAGCAATAAATATTATGAAGTATCCTATCATAATATTTATTAGACACGATAATTATAGTTCGGTTGATACAGTTTTAGATAAAAACGCGCTTGAATGTTCAATCACTATTTCAAACAACGAAGACGATTATAAATTATTATACGGTGACAAATATCATTTATTAGTAACCTATGGTTCAGATAAATCAGAATACAATATAATATTGAGTAGTATCCCAGAACGACTACGTAAACGATGGCTACATGAATCTAATATATCAGATATTAATGTTTTTAATAAAAAAGTCAATCATTCTTATATTAGCAATGTTATAGAAAATAGAGAGAAAACAAGACCTATTTTTTCTGTATTTACAACGTGTTATAAATCGTTTGAAAAAATTAATAGAGCATATAAAAGTCTTTTAAATCAAACATTTAATGATTGGGAATGGGTTATTATGGACGACACGCCGAGAGAAAGCGAAAGCCATTTTTATTACTTACGCGAAATATTAACAGATAAAAGGATTCGTCTATATAAACGTGCCGATAATAGTGGTGTTATAGGAAACGTTAAAAACGAAGTAGTATCATTATGTAGAGGTAAATATTGTTTGGAATTGGATCATGATGATGAAATTACCCCTAATTGTATACAAGATGCTTATGAATGTTTTAAAGCACATTCAGATGTAGGATTTATTTATATGGATTTTATCAACATGAAGGAGGATGGCACTCCTTTGAAATATGGAAATTTTATTAGTAAAGGATATGCAGGATATTATGCAATGAAATATAATGGTAAATGGCAAAACGTATATTTAACACCCAACATTAATAATATAACATTGTCTCATTTGGTATGTTGTCCAAATCATCCACGGATATGGGAACGTCAGTTTTTATTAGACATAGGAAACTATTCAGAAATGTTACCAATTTGCGATGATTACGAATTGTTACTGCGAACGTGTACAAATACAAAAGTAGCAAAAATATGTAAATTAGGATATATTCAATATATGAATGATAATGAAAATAATTTTTCATTAATTAGAAGTGCAGAAATAAATCGTATTGGACCGTTTCATATAATGCCTCAATATTATGAAAAATACGATGTAAATACATTAATGTCTTATAAATACGCTGCAGAAAATACAAAATATATAAATGATTGCAGTCAAATATGGAAAAGAGACAATTATGAA